CACCCCAGCAGGGATTTCTAGGTCATTACTCGCGTTATACGTGCCTTGAAAAAGCAAAACAGACTGACTACCGGCCAGACTGTTTCTAATAAATAAGATTTTTTCAGCGTCGTTTGGAACCAAACGAACGTATGCGCTACCTCCTAGATCAGAGGCGCTGTAAATTTCGATCCATTTGTTACGGCCCTCTGAACTTGTCGTTGAGCCGTTGACAATGTTAAGGTCGTTTGGAGACCCGGAAGTACCCGCGCTGGTCAGCGTGACACGTACTGAACCGTTGACAGCTTGGTCGATAATGTCAAAGTTGACATTCGTAGTATCGCCCCAAGTGCCCGATTGTTCCCCCGTGGCGGGTTTTTCGATTCCGAGGTTTATTGTATAGGTACTTGGCATCTTTTTAAATCCTTACGCTGCTATTCGCGTCCAGTTAGCATCTTGTGTTGGCGTATCCTCCGACCACGTGGGCGACTGACTGGGTGTCACATCAATATACCCCGGATTTTGATCGGGGACAATATTTGAGTACACCAGTACCTGTCCAACGCGTCCTGTCGCAGCTACACCTATTGCATTTACGATAGCGTCTGCTTCAACTCTTACGCTACCAACTCTTCCTGTACCAGCTACGCCACCTACATCAACATTCTGGTCAGTGGTGACTGAAACAGACCCAACCGCACCTGTCGATTGTAATCCAGTAACGGGAACAATTGCCTCACTATCTACGGAGACGGTTCCTACTTCACCAGTAGCTTCAAGACCTGTCGGGAAGACATTAGCTTCTCCAATAACAATAACGCCACGGTCTGTTTCGTTGATAATGTCGGTAGAGCCGTTAGTACCGTCAAAGTGTAAAAGTGAATTTGTGTCGCCATCTACTGCGTAATTTGCAGTCGGCTCTGTAAAAGAGGTGCCCCCATAACGAGCAACTGAAGACAACCGCAGTTCATCAATGTACCCATTGAAGTCACCAAAGCCGTTTTTACCAATAGCAAACACGCCATTATCGGGGCGGTTTCCAGTAGAACTTGATGCCTCTAAGACCCCGTTGATGTAAAGCCTGTGAACATTCCCCTCTCTTTCAACAGAAATCATAGTCCAGACATTTGGAGAAATTCTGGTACTAGATAAGAAGAGTGTCGTTGACCCGCCGACAACGCCTTGAACCTGATCTCCAATCAAATACACATTAAGCAGAGAGCTTGTACCTGACTGCCACAAACCTTTGTAGCCTGTAACATTTGTCGGACGAATCCACATATCTACTGTGAAGTCGCCAGAACTTAGGTCAATGTTGTTGTCAGAGGTTACAAAGTCGTCCGTCCCATCAAGCAGGAGTGAAGATGGGCCAAACTTAGCTTGGGCCGTGGAAAGCTGCGCGTTTCCATCTGCCGTAAATGCCGGGCCACCGCCCGTTGGTGTTATAGCCTCTGCGGAGACGCCGGTTACACTAACATTTGCTGTACCGGTAACGGTAACTGAGCCTACGGCTCCTGTTCCTGACACGCCCGTAACATTAGCGTTTGCATCTGCGGTAACCGTAACGGAACCTACGGCTCCTGTTGCGGTTAATCCGGTTACAGGAACGTTTGCATCTGCATTTACTGTTGCGGACCCAACGTTCCCGGTTGCGCCGGGCAAACCCTCATCTTCGCCCCACGCTCCACCGCCCCAACCTTGGCTAGAAGAGTTCCAGCCTTTAAATGCGACGGTAATGTCCGACATTACGCTATCCGAATAATTGCATTACTTGCATCAGCGGTCGGAAACACAACGGTGAAGTCGCCTGCGGTGGACGTTTTATCGCCACCGAAATCCAACACCACAACAGTCGGGTTCGTTACCGAAATCGACGTGGTATTAGGTGTCGTATTGTAAATAAGCGCCCCACGTGCCGTAATAGTGGCCGTAGTCCACGTTTCGTCAGCAAAATCGGTAAAAGCCGTCGTGCCAGACGTGGTGGGGTCTACATTCGTTAGTGCCTGACCGCCCGCAGAGTAACCCGTTCCCGAGACTTCGTTTGTAGCCGTGTAGGCTGTAGTCGAAGCATCAAAAGACGCACTATTCGTATAAAGCGCGATGTTAAAAGTATCGCCGTTGGCGAGATCAAAGTCATGTACACCAAAAAGAAGCTCTTTCTTAAAGGATGTACACATGAAGTTTCCTGAGAAAGCCATGTCACAGTCTCCTTATTAAGTCGGCAAGCTCCTTATGGCCTGCATCGGTTAACGCATTGTACACAGTGGTTCTATCACTTTTAATCGCTTCGCGCATGTAAAATTCTAAAACTTTAACTAGCTGCTTACGAAAGGCACGTGCTTGCGCCTGTATTGCAGGGGGTGCCGTGTCGCTTATAGAAATGACTTTCTGTGCGCAACGCTCTGCAACCTCCTCTGGAGTAAACCCACGATTGTTGGTGGTGTGTACTTCCACCTTAAAATCTGGATTTATGTTCAAATCAAGTGCTGGAATACTCATTGCTTGGGCCTTATCACCATACCAGTACGATACTCATCCGTTACTTCTTTTGCCTCCCCAAGCATCTTCATACCTTGGATCGCTTCCATAAATCGTTTCTCATACTGCTGCATCATGTCAGGCTCACCTTTCATATAGATGTAAGCCTCCATCAAACTGCCGTACAGCATTGCAATTTCTGCGTTTTCACTAAGCCAAGTAGTCCCAGAACCCGATCCCGCCGTCAAACTGGCCGGTCTATAGAAGTAATGAAGCTCTACCGCATAAGCACTATCCGGGGTAGGGCCCAAAATAAAGTTATCTACGTCAAAAACCGCATAAAACCGCGGGTTTCCGGTGGTTGTAGCGTCTGGATTGAACGTTTGTACAAAATCAGCGTCTTTGAACTCCAAAAATTGGTGATCGCTGTTCCCGTCCACAAAAGAAAGCGAAAAAGGCGCTAAAAAATCGCTTGGACAAGCCAAATACTTGTTAGAAGCGCTCATTGCACCGCTTACATTCTTGCGGAACAGGCTCAATTGGACGTTTTTGAGGATGCGCTCCTCTGCCTGACGGATAAAAACCGGCAAATTGGTTACGAACGATGTCTCGTCGTTTTCTGTGTAGTCCTGAATGGCCTGTTTTAGCTGATCGTATGTGAAACTCATGACGTACTCACCGTAACTGTGCCAACCTGACCGAAGCAAGGCACCGGTTTTAGGTTAGGGGCTTCAACGAGAGGCACACCGACAAATACATCTAGTGGCTCAACACGGTCAGGACGCGCATTTTGCAGCGCTTCAGGGTCAACAACCTTGCGGAACGGCCCCAACTGCGGATGTTTCGGCTCGTACTCATCCGGACCCACAAGCAAACCGTTCCACTCTCGTTTCATTACCTTATACGGGTAAGCGAAACCGGAGCGGTCAGATATAGCCCACGAGTTTTTTCCAGATGCAAACTTTGCCATTAGCCCGCCCTGTAATATTCATACTTCGGCACCACGTTGAAAGACGAACGATCTCTGTCCTCAGTGGCAGCCCTATCAAATTCTTCTTCATACACAGCTTTAAGCATTTGAACCCGGTTAGGGGCCCGCTTTAAAGCAATGTAGTAGGCCAGCCCTGCTGCCAAGCATGGATAGAACCGGAACGGTAAATCCATGGTGTTGGTGTAATCATCCGCATCATCCATACGGGTCAATGCGTCATACAACACCACATCGGTGCTATTGTCCGGCACCGGCCAAAGTTTCAAATTTGGCGTTAATTGGCGGTCCAAAAAGAATTGATTTGGGCGGCCTTGTGTCGTTTTGTTCGGAATGGTCAAAAACGAATCACGACTTAATCGTTCCAGCGAATAATCGGTGTTGTTCCGCCGCACGACAACAGACAAAACGTCAATTACGTCTGCGCCAAGGTCATATTCACCGTCACCCACGACCATCGTCAGTGAGCGCTGCTTGATCGTCCACTGGTTTAGGCCCCGATTGGCCCAGTCAGCAAGCAAAAGATTGAGCGAACGACGTGCAGTTTTGAGGTCGTAACCAGTACGAACCTCCAGTCCACAACGCTCAAACGCCTCTTCTACATACTCAGCGACGTCTAGCTCAAAGTTTTTACTTCCTGAAACAGCCATTAGTCTTTAACCA